CAAAAGAACCTACACCATTTGTATAAAGAAAATTATTGGAAATCGTATTAGCTCTAACTTCATTTACTGAATCAGGCATAACCATAATGCCACATTGTTTAAAACTGTCAATATGATTCAAGGAGATTATATTGTGATTCGAGCGAACTAAAATGCCATATTTACTTATCCCTGAACCATCGCCAAATAATTTGCAATTCACTACTCGTATAGCTTCGCCGTTTAAATCTATACTTACTTCTCTCGGCCAGTCATGTAAGTTTTCAATTAACGATTCTGTTGAACCGCAATAAATAGTAGTTAAACAACTTGATCCAAAACAATTTCTTATAGTACAAGCTGCGCCTCCTAAACGTAATCCAATGGATAGTAATGTAAAATTACAATATTCAATTGTAGTGCCCATTTGATGAATTGCCAAACCTTCAATGTTCCTGTCATTTGTTCCAAAGAAAGTTAAATTTGCAATACGTTGAGCTCCACCACCTGCCGTATTATCACCGTTTGCTATAAATTGTTCAAACATACGCCCACCCACTGGAAATGTTTCTGTCGGTTTAATTACAGTAGGATATGTGCCATTTACACCTCGGAAGTCAGGTATCCCAGATCCTAATAAACTAACTTTCTCTTCTATGGTGACTGTACTAGAAATAAGATATACCCCTATTGGAAAAAAGAGTGTTCCACCTCCGATGGAATAAATATATCTTATTGCATCTTGTATTGCTTGGGTATCGTCTGATATACCATCTCCTTTCGCATTAAAAGGTGGCTTTTTTACATTGATAACAAATTCTCTAAATGATGAATCTATTAAGTTAGAAACATCTCTTAAGCTTGTTTGTAGCCATTCTGGAAGATTATTCTTAACTCCTATTTCTTCCCCAATATTCGCCAACTCTGCGGTAAGACGGTTATCCACCTCATTAATAGCAGATGGGTCAATATCCTGTATCTCTATCCAATTATCACCGTCAAATCGATATATTTTACCGCTATCCCGCGTCATTACTGTTTTACCTTCGACAACATCTGGATAAGTGGTTTCTAAATCATTAAATGTGTTAACAGGAGGTAACCATTCAATTTTAGCTGCTCCTACTACTTTGTCAAAGGCTTTATTGGACACTGTTTCTACAGCATCATTAAACCCTTTAGCTAGTTCTTCAAAATTCTCATCTGCTACTATCCTAAAATTCCTAGTTGATTCTATAGGTAGCTTTTTAACCATTAGTACCACCTCCATTTTCTATTGCATTTATTCTTTCTTCTAAATTCAGAAGTAAGGCATAATCTTCTTTGCTCATTAATCCGTTATTATTTATTGAGACTAATGGGATATTTACAACTACATTTCCATTTTCATCAGTAATTATTTGGTCAAGCTTCTTTTTATCTTGAAAACTCATTAATCCATTTTTCGTGTGATCTGCTAATGGGATATCGACAATTACATGACCTTGACTATCGGTTAGGATTAGATTCAGTTTTTGTTTATCTGATGAACTCATTAATCCATCTGTTGTTTCAGTTGCAACGGAATAAGATGGTATTTGAATTTGTGTTGGATCATATCCAGGTGCGAATGTTGTGCCTGCCCCAATGGTAACCTTTGATTCTGGAATGGTTCCTAACGCTTCTGGTTTAACCTTTCCAGAACCATCCACTACCTTGTTAATTGTTTTTCCTAATGAAGCAAAGCTTGAAAGTATTCCAACCATATCCTTTGCATCATTCGAAAATGTCACTTCGGGGGCTCTTCTCACAAAAGGATATTTCCTATAACCTATAACTTCCACGCTTGTATCAAAATTAAGTGGTTCATAGATTAATAACCAATGATCCCCTTTCTTGATTTCTTCTTTTTTCTTAACTGTTATCGATAAACTAATAGAAGGCTTGTCTTGTATTTGAGTTTTTAAATAAGCCAGCATTTCTTCCGACTTTGTGTATCTTTCGTCCTTAATAGGTTCAGCGTGGCGCTCTCCCCAAATTTTTATATTCGGACTTTTATAAGTGACATACGGAAAATAATAAGAACCATCTTCTTTTTGTTTACCATACCCTCTGATTACCGTTTTTAAATTTGTTGTATCAATCCGACAATTAACGGTATCTGTATTGTATAAATATCTGAATTGATTGTGAGTAATTTGTCCCCAGCTATCTCCAGCATAAAAAATAAGATGTTTATTATCAGCATCTATAACTGCATTAAATTTAGATAATATATCAGTGACCATGTTAAGAGCATTGGCATCACCGAAATTTTCTATTTCGACTTTTTTAAACTCCCCAACAACTTCCCAAGTGAAACCTAAAACATTTCCCTTAAAGGTCCACTCTAAAGCTTCTTCAATAGTCCATGTTTTTGTCTTTTGCTCATATTGTCTATGATCTTGGCAAGTGAAATAAATGTGATTGGCAGTAATGGATTTAGTAAGTATATTTCCATTTGCATTTGGTTCAAGTTGTTTAATAACAAACCACTGACCATCATACAAGATTAATGATTCATGTTGAATTAAATCAAAGGTGAATGCATTTTTATTTTTTTTCGTCACTTTAAAACTAATCGACCATGTTGCATTCTTTTGCCACTCTTCTGTAAAACTAGCAGTATCAAAACCTGTAAGAATTTCTTCGTTAATTCCATTATTAACAATAAGGTCCATAACATCACCTACTTGTATAAGAATCTAAATCCAAAAATGGTTCGTGGATTGGCTACTCCACTTAATTGGATTTGATTCCATCCCGGTTTCAAGGTAATAAGGCCATGATTTGTATCTCTTCCACAATGAACTCCATTTAGCAACGGATAAACCCCGTCAAGAATTAATGTATCACTGGATTTTAAATTTTTATTATAGGTAAATATATCACCAGTATCCAAATTTTTAAGAGTTGGTTTTCCCACACCTTTTATCGTTATCTGCAATGTATGATAGTGTGATCGTGGGTTAATAGTTATATCTCCAGCATTATATATTTTGAAAGTTGATTGAGAGTGTGAATAAATTAAATCTTCATCCAGGATTAGCCCTTGCCCCACCATTTGCCATATCTCACTATCCATATTAATCGGATGAATATCCGTCCTGCCAACACTCTCAGCAAACCCTGTAAATGCTACAAAATCAACTTCATACGTTCCAGTCATCGGATTTAACCGCGTATCTGTAAAAGGGGTACATTGAACCAAATAACGAAGTCCTGGCAATCGAGTCCAAGCAATATAATATGGTTCATAAGAAAAAAGAAACTTCCATATTTCCCTTTGAGCAAGCGTGTAATCAAGTATATCAATCCCTTTAAACCAAAATCTTACTGTTATAGTTCTTGGCCTAAAAGTAGTTCCATTTTCTATGCTTCCATCCAATCCTTCCATTTGTTCATACTGTGTTTCTGGTTGTGGACCGTTATCTATAACCTCAAGAAGGCGTGCGCCTCGAATCTCATTAATGTCTTGGCGCACACCATTTAAACGTTCAATAATTAAAGTTTCCAAAGTTTAGTCACCCCATCATATATGCGGCGTTTCCATATTTCTTTGCCTGCAAGTTACTTACTGATTTTTCAATTGTTTCGTCATCTATATTTATAATATTGCTTTTAAGTAACAACTTTGAAAGTAAATCTATTTGTTGCTGCATTAAACCTATTTGTTTATCCTGACGTTCGATTACTTCTTGAAAGTCAGAATTTCCACTAGCACTAACGTTAGGAAGTTGATTAGGACGTTTATTCCCTTGAATCTGTTTTCCTGCTAATGCTAATAACTTCATTGCTTCAGTTCTTTTACTTGGATCAGTTGGGATTACATATTCTGACCAACCACCTTCTGCCAACTGATAAAGACCAGTTTTATTAATTAGCCCGCCTGTAGCATAACCATGACCTTTACCTATAACATCAAGCATATTTGAACCATAACGGGATTTGGCATAGTTAATACCTGCTAATAATGAATCAAGTCCATTAAAGGGATTATCATAACCAGGAAATTTATAAGAATCAAAAGTTGGAGGAATCACCTGAACAAGTCCTCTTGCAAGGTTTCCTGTTTGGGCATTTATATCGTTAACAGCCATCGATTGTATTGCTTTTTCATTTCCTCCAGATTCACTTTGTATTTGCTTTAACCAAGCATTTACATACGCTTCTGTTGTGGGTAAACCATTCATGCCTAATGCTTGCATAACTGTTGAGCGCCATCTCTCCACTCCTTTTCCAGATGGAGAACTTGAAAACATATTTTTAAATATATCTTTTAAGAAAGGTAATGCATTGTCTTTTATCAATGATATTGAGCTTTTGCCCATATTCCCAAATGCACCTGGAATATCAAGAGAAGGAAGCTTTAAGTGTTCCCACATCTTAGAAAGCAACTTTTTAGGACTAGATATATACGACCAAATATTATTCCAAAAACCAACACCATCTTTATATTGAGGAACAGATCCTAAAGCTTTCTGTGTATTATTCCCTGATAAAACTTGTGTACCTTTAGGAAGATTCATTAAAGTATCTGTCGCTGGAGATAATCCCATTTGCCCATTTGGAGTTATAAAGAGCTCACGTTGACCGCCATCACCTAAGATAGCTAAGCCTCCTTTATGACCACTCGTTCCTTTTGCGTATTCAGGAATATCAAGGGCAGGAATAAGATATTTACTACTTACCCCTAGCTTTGTAAGGATAGCATTTATACCACCCTGAGTTATTCCGTTAACTATGGATTCCAATTTATTCGCCATTGAATTTCCGAGAGCCTTTACTCCGTCAACTGCTTTCCCTGCCATACTCTTTATTCCATTACCAATTTGGCCTGGAAGTGCCTTCGCTCCATCTACTAGTTCCCTGAATCTTGCAAGTGCATCGTCTTTCAAGCCTGTAAACCATGATTTCGCTGTTCCTGCAAATGTTTTTATGCCACTAATCGCATTATCCCAACCACCTTTTAAACCAGAACCGAAAGATTTAACAAATCCACCGACTCCTTTTAAAATCTTTCCAAAGAAAAGCAGTTGAACATAATTCCACACAAAGGTTATGGCACCCATAAACATTTGCTTGATTCCTTCCCACATCTTTGAAAAGTCGCCAGTGAATAAACCAGCGAAAACCTTTATAGCACCCATAATAATATCTAACGCTCCAGAAATTACGCCTTTAATATTTCCCCACACAGATTTTATAATAGCTAGTACAAATGGCATTACGAATTGAATTACTGGAAGGATTACATTATTAAAAGTATTCTTGATAAAGTTCCCGATGTTAGTTAGAGCTGCCATGATGACAGTACCGTTTTCTTGCCAAAATTGTTGAATAATTGCTAGTTGATCCCTAAAGAATGTTACTACTGCTTGGATTGCAGGTTGTAAAGCAGTAAGAGCACCCTGCGCTAACTCTTTTAGCTTAGTAAGTAAATTTTGTACTCCGTTCCTGAAGGTTTCCGAGTTTTTATATAATAAAACAAACCCTGTACCTAATAACGTCAATACTCCAATAGTGATTCCTATTGGCCCCATTAATGCAGAGAAGCCTAATTTCAGCCACTTCAACAGTCCGCCAGCTTGGGCAATCCTCGGAAACAAAGTAGCCAATCCAGTTGCTGCATTACCTAAGAATCCAATTAACCCCCCACCTATTAACAATAGTGGCCCTATTGCAGCAGCAAAAGCAGCAATACCTATAGTCATCTTTTGAACGGCTGGTGAAGCATCAAGGAACCTTTGAACCAATCCTTGAATGATGCCTGCTAAACTCTTTATATAAGGAGTTAAGATACTACCTATAGTGATTCCCGCTGTTTCAAAAGCTCCACCTAGCTCATCTAAAGCTCCCTTTAAATTATCCTTCATTAAAGCTGCAGCAGTAGAAGAAGCTCCACCACTACCCTCTAAAGACTTGGTCATTTTATCGATTTCCTTTGGTCCTGCTTGCATTAGAGAAAGCATACCTGACACAGCTTCAGTACCAACTAAAGCTGCAAGTGTAGCAGCCTTTTGTGTTTCAGTCTGTCCTTCCATTGATTCAGATAGGTTTTTCACAAGATTAGATACTCCTACAAAATTCCCTTCAGCATCAGTTATTGCAATCCCCATACTTTCCATCATTTTGCTATTCTCTTCTGATGGATCTAGAAGACCTAGTAAAGCAGCACGTAAAGTTGTACCGGCTTGCTCACCTTGCATCCCCGCATTAGTCATGATACCAATCGAGGCTGAAAGTTCCTCCAAACTCACACCAAGAGCAGCTGCAGGTGGTCCTGCATATTTCAAAGCGTATTGCATGTCTGTTATATCTGCAGCCGACTGGTTAGCTGTTTGTGCAAGTATGTCAGCAACCTTTGTTGCATCAGAAGCTTTTAAACCAAATATGTTCAAGGATGCAGCCATAACATCGGCTGTCTGTGCCATATCTGCACCGGATGCTTCAGCTGCAGATATAACACCAGGCATTGCTCCTATAATTTCTTTAACAGTAAATCCCATTGCGGCCAAGTTTTCTTGCCCCTCAGCTATTTCACTAGCTGATTTACTTGTGGAAGCACCCAAATCTAAGGCTTCCTTCTTTAATGCCTTAAGTTCATCTGCAGTAGCGCCAGCAATGGCTCCAACCCTCGACATTTGTGCCTCAAACTCAATAGATGTTTGTGCAGCAGCTGTCCCAATTCCAACTATAGGAGCAGTAACATACATTGACATTGACTGTCCAAGTGATTTCATTTTATCCCCAATTTTTGTTAATCTAGTTCCGGTTTTGTTAAGGGTATTTCCAAGACTAGTCCACCTAGATTCAGAAATTCTTTGTTCTTCCCTAAATCTTTCTAATTCCTGTCGGGTGTTTGCTACGTTTCTATTTAGATTATTGAGTGCAGCTACTTCTCGGTTATAAGTTCTTGCAGCTTTATCAGCCTGTGCAGACCCTTCTCCATGTTCAGCAACCATCTTTTCATATTCAGCTCTTGCAGCTTTCGTGATTTCTTTTTGTACTTCTAGCTTTCGATTCAAGCTATTTAAACGTGATTCATACTTTGCAACAGATCTATCACTTTGATTAAATGCGGACAGATTCGCTCTCATTTCACTATTTACAGACCGAAGCTTATCTCTCAAACCTGTTAGTCCACGATTAAAAGCTGTAGTTTCAAGATCTAATTCAATCGAAAGTCCTTCAATACGTTCCATAGTCTACCTCCCTTCTTCATGAATAATAAAAAGACCCTAACCCCCGAATGCAGCGATTAAGGACTTCTCTTGTTTTGGTTTATTTTGCTCTGCTAATAATTCTAGTAAAAAATGAAAAGGCATATTTAATATCTCATTAATATCCTTTCCTTCCTTCATTAAATCAAGGACGAGTTTATCCATGTACTCTTTTTGTTTGGCTGGGGAAAAGTCCTCATCCGTTAACGTTTCTTCGCCAAAAACTTTTTTGTTTCATCATTCTGTTTTCCTTGTGCAACAAATATAATTTGCTCTTGAAGTGTTTGAATAGCATCCGGAGCGTGTAGTCCGTTGAATAACTCCTCTTTTGTAAATTGCTTGTTATAAATTTTATTGGCGACAAAATCTAATAATTTATCAATCAATACTTTTTCAGATTTTGAATTTTTATTTTCTTCACTCTTTTCAATTTCCTCCGTCATGTCGATTGCTTCATATACAACGGAAAATGGGAGAAATACAGGGGTTAAATATTTTTCGGTGATAATTTCGCCTTCTTTTACTTCTTTCACAAGCTCGATCATATTTCGTTTTAAATTTGCCATTTGTTTTTCCTCCTCAAAATAAAAAAGCAGGAGATTAATCCTGCTCTTTAATTAGAACTTTATTCATTTTATTTTTTGTGGTCGATAATTCTTTTATCCTAGCAGCAGTAGGCTTTTGTGCTGTTTTAGCCGGGTATGCATCACCTTTAAAATAAATCCGATTATTGTCTTGTAAATCCTTGAAATCGTGAACGACTACAAAGTTTTTTTCTTTTTTAGTAGTTTGCTTGCTTTCTTTACTCATGTTTTACGCTCCCTCGGGTGATGTTCCAACTGGATAAGACTTACCAAAGATTTTCAAGAACAATGCGTCACGGTTAATTGTTTCTCCCTTTTTATCTGCTGCAAAAACAACTGATTTTTCTTTCAAAAATCCGTCAACTTCACGGTCCATAAATTGACCTTCCAGTTCTTCGCTAGAAAATTCCGTTCCATCCTCTTTTGTTTTGCCCTCAATTTTTGGACGGGTGAAAATCCCTTTAGGTAGACCGACATATTCCCTTGATCCATCCTCATAAGTCTTAGCAAAAACTACTGCAACATACGGAGGATTATCATCACTGCCGGCTGCGGTTAGTCCTTCCACAGTCTCCCAACCTAATAACTTTTGCTTATCCTCGATAGGAATCTTGTGAAATTGAGAAGTAACAGTGATATCACCACTGGAAACAGCCATTTCAGCCGTTTTGTTATCACCATAAGCGCGTGTAATCTCTTGAGGCATATCTACATTTATGTTCTGTAAAAACTTAACTCTTTCAATAGATGATGCTGTTGTTCCTTCTCCGATTTCTCCGTAGTAAAATTCGTCCACGCCCGTAGAAGCACGGTAATTTTTTTCTTCTCCTGCCAAATTAATCACTCCTATAAATTATTAAAATCTTCTCGATAAACTTTCTTGCCATAACGTCTTGCAACTCGAAAAACTCCTGTAGCTTTGTCCCATTCATCAGGTCCATTAGTTTCCGAGAAACCATTTTTATCTACTAAGATGTTTCGTATCCTTTTAGCGACCAAATCCCTTGTTTTGCGGTTATCTGACCAGATATCAACTTGTATCAAGCTGTCTTCACTTAAATAAGTGTTGTCTGCGTAATCACCTATTTTATCGGAATCAATAGGATCAAAAACTATATAGGTGCCGCTAAAATCCCCAGTTTCCGGATATTCATAAAACTTAATACGGCTGCCTACATATTCTTTAATAACTTCATCAGCGATAAGAAGAGAATACATGTAATCCAACATTAAATTCCCCTCCTTAACTCCCGCTTGACGGTTTCTCGGTACGCATTCTCTGCATTCCGCATTGCTCTTGCAATGGCCCCTTTACCTCTTGGATTAGGATTATTAACAGTTCCCCATTCGTTTAAGTGAATGATTCTATAGCGATTATGCGGACCACGCCAGTGTATTTTCACAGTTCGTTGTCCTGCTTTTCCAGTTGGTTCAGAAATAGTGATTTCTTCTAATGAGTAACCCTGATCTTTAAAAGTAGCGAATTGACGTTTGAGTTCTTCCACAAATACCCTTGCACCAGCTAATAATGCTCTATCACTTATTTGTTGTGATCTTTGTTCTCCCAATCGTCTTTCTATTTCCCTAAGTAATTGACTGTTCCCTCTGATATTTACACTCATGAAGTAACACCTGCCACAACTTTTATAAACGCACTATTCTGTGGATCCGGAAAAGTATTTTTGATATTAAATTTCTTATCACGATAGCCACGAGCATCCACAGAAACATAGTGTTTATTAGTTGGAATATAATCATCTAACGGGTCACGGATAGTGATAGTTATATCTTCAACAGTACCGTTTGTTTTCGCCTGTTCTAAATCCTTCATCCATACATTGTCTACTTTGGCTAGACACTCAAAAAGGACTTTGTCATCCCTCTCACCCGGTTCTGGACCATCATTAGGTTTATACTCATAAAACTTTACAGGAACTCTCAAATCGCCATTATTAACTATTGGAGGTTTATATTTAAATGGTTGCATCCACATCATCCTCCAAGTCAATAGATTCCAATGCTTTATCAATGGCCAAACTATTAATCTGATTTAAGAAATTGTGGTTAAAATATTCAAGTGCGTCATTGTAGACATAACGAGAACGCTCAAAGACTAATTCTTTGAACGTTTCATCAGTATTAATGTCATAATCTCCACAAAGTCTTATTAAGTCCTTATTTGATGCAGAAAGGATGCGTTTTAGGTTATCGTCTTCTGCATTCCCTAATCGCATCCTATCTTTAAATTGCTTTAATATTTCATCTGTGATTGCCATTCAATCACCTACTTATCATCATTATCGATTCGCAATAAATAAGAGCTATCAAGATTTTTCTCAACCTCGGTAGCTCTTTTGACTGTCATATCGATTTCGGAATCCTTTTTATAAACCTCTTTTGTGTGGGTATCACGAAAGGATTTTAGTACTTTGTATTTAGCCATAATGCTCCTCCTTATCCTTCTGGAATTGGATCTGGTTCAGTTGTTCCTGGCTCAGTAGTGAATTTAATATCTAGATCATAAACTAGTGCTGTTTTATTATCTTTTGGCTTACCATTAGCAAATTGTTTCATAGTATATAGACGAGCGTCTTCAATTGCTAATGTTTCATCAAACTTGTTGATTTTATAACCACCAGCAATAGCAGCAAGGTACGCATCTTTCACAAAGAATAACGCTTTATTGGTAGGAATTTCTTCTGATTCAACAACTTGAATATTGTAAGGTAAAGCTGTCACCCATTGACCATTAGAGGTTTGAATAGTATTTCGTGCTTGTACACTAATTGCATCAATTGGATTTACTACCATAACAACCTTATTAAGAACCTTACGAGCCTTTCCTTTTCCATCAGTTGTTAATGCTTTAATCACATCATGTAGTTCACCAGCTACAACTTCACCAAATTGAGATGGAGCGAAAGTAAGAGTACCAGATGAAGTTTTATCAGTAACCGCTCCTGTATCAGCATTAACATCTTTCATTAATCCAATAGGTTCATTTTGTGCAGGACCACGACCATTTACAAGACCATATTCTAAACCTACAGAATATGATTCTACTAAAACAGTACGAACATAACGCTCTACATATTCAGGTCCTAATTCCAACATATCTTTCGGGATAACAGCGAAAGCAGTAAGTTTTAATTGTCCAATTTGTTCTTCACGGAATGCTGCAGAAATTTGCCCTTTAATTTCTCCGAACAATGCACCCCAAGCATAAGCTTTATTAGCATCAGAATAGATGTATCGAGTGATAGCTCCAAGATCTTTTAAACCGATAGCATCTAATAATGGATGTTCAGTTACTAAGTCCTCAAATACACGCTCTTGAGTTGTAATAGGAAGGATAGTATCCTCAGCAAATCCACCACTTGCAATAACTTCATTGAAGAATTTGCGCTCTGTAGATGTTAAAACATTTTGCCCACGAGCAGCTAAAATTTGTGCATCTTGTACTTCATTACGTGCTTCATTTGTAATTTGTTCAGATAAATCCGATTGAAGAGCAGTAAACATTTCGTTGAATGCTGTTTCTAATTGTTCAGGAGTTGAATCCTCCGCTTTCATTACGTTCATATATGCTTTCTTTTTCGCTTCGAAATTTTCCATAGTACCTTTTTTGTTTGTAAATTTAATCGTCATAGTTTGTTACCTCCATTTTTTAAGTAAATTAAAAGAGCCTTTTCCTTTGTCCACAGTTGTAGCTGCTGCAGTTGGAACAGGCTCTTGATTTTGATTATTTGGTTTTAAAATCCCTTTTAACTCATTCATAATATTTCTTTTTTCTTCCTGACTCATAACTGAGTTAGTAGCCGTACCGCTTGCTTCTGTCTCGATTCCTTCGGCTGTATTAGCAAAACCAATCTCTACAGCACTTTTAGCACTAAACCAAGTTTCAGCATCTACTTTTGCACGAATCTCTTCTCGACTAACATTAGCTTTCGTCATGTAAATATCTATGATTCCTTCTTCTAGTTCATCAAGAATATCAGCTTCTTTTCTCATTTCAGTTTTTGTTCCCCATACTATATTACTGGCTTCATGAATCATTAACATGGATCCTAAACCCATAATCAATTCATCTGCTGCCATCGCAATAATAGATGCGGCTGAACAAGCCCAACCATCCACATGAATAGTTACTTTCCCTTGATGTCGTTTCAGTCGATTAAATATCGAAATTCCGTCAAATGCATCTCCACCCGGACTATTTAAATTAATTATAACCTCGTTCTCACCAGCTGCATTTAGCGCATTATCAATATCCGTAGCCGAAAAGCTATCATTCCACCATGATGTTCCAATAACACCGTAAATAGTTATTTCGCTTCTTTTGGTTTCTTCATTGTGAACCACATTAAACTTCTGCGGGATTTCTTTTAATTGATCTACATAGGTTTGATTTTTAAATACCCTAAAGAAATCTTCTTTTGTTAGATGTCTCATTCTTCTTCCTCACCTCCTTCATCTATGCCTGTTTCAGCATAGTTCTTAGTAATATAATGTTTGTTGAGTTTAGGATCATCTGAAGCTTCATACCCAACCTCCAATCTAATTTCGTTAGCTGTAAAGGCACTTGAAGCAATAAGCTTATCAATACTTGTTGCAAGATCAAATATACTTTGATAAGAAACGCTCTTGATATCAATTTTATTGCCGGATAAGTATTCCTTCATTTCAAAGAATTTTACGTTTCCTTCATCAGCTATTTTCTTTAATAGTGGCTTTACTGTATTAATCATATAATTCTTTGTAGGCTTTTCTACATCAGCCATATCACCACGAATTAAGCTAATCGGAATACCGATAGCCATAGCTACTTGATCAAGAAAGCCATTGGTTACTTTATTTATTTCATCCACACCAGGACCATTAGCAACACCATTATAAATTTCACTGTATTTAAAACCAGGTTGTTGAGGAACGATAGCCACGCTTTTTTCACCAAACGATTTATAAATCTTATTAATGAAAACCTGTAGCCTATTTTGCTGTTCTTCTATCTTACCGCCCTGTGCTTCAATATCAACCACGCCACGAACTTGATTTTTCCTTTTTTGAGAACTCAATATACGCCCAAATAATTCTCCGTAATCAGAAAACAACCCCTCGATTAAAGGAGCTAATTTGTCATTACGATATGCCAAATGCATGACTTCACTTTGTTTGAAACTACGCTTAAACTCATAATCTCTAACTACGACATTTGTAAAAGTATCTTCAAACACAGCATACTTATTATGAATAAAGTCATCTGCAATAAGAAGATCGTCATCATCCGATTGAATAACTAATACTTCATTGTCATATATCAACTTGTGGACGAACGTTTCCCAAAATGTACTTGCAGTAAAGTTTTTGCTAGGCCTTACATTTAAACGATAATACAATTCATTTTTAACAAATTCTTTCCCGTGTTTAACTCTAAACTCTGATTGACTTATTGTCCTACCTAAGAATGATACACAAGTATCAATCGCTAATTTTTTCATGTGGACTCGAACAGCTGGCTCTTTAATCATGTCTAAATCAAACATAAAGGAAAGTTCTTTATTTCTATTCAGTATCGTATCTAACCATCCAATTATAATCACCCCCTTTAGAAGTCAATGGCATCTAGGAAAAATTCAACTTCATCTTTCAAAAGATTATCAGCTTGCCACAAAGCATAAACAAATGCTATGAATCCATCCGTCTTTCTTCTGACTTCATCCTTTTTTAAGAAGTCTTTATTGCCATCATTTTTGACTTTCACAACGATATTGTTTGTATTCCATCTCATTAATGGATTATCACCAAATATAATTCTTTTTTGTGCAAACAATGTTTCAATTCTTGGAGCAAGCTTCGCATAAACAGCATGTGGATTTCGAATATAAAGAACATGAAACCCAGCTTCTTCTAATGCCTGTTTCACTATATCCAAACGGAAAGTATCTCCGATGATTGTATTAAGACCATATTTCTCTCGCATATCACAGAAATAATCGACCATGTGTTTAATATCAATTACTGGTCCGTCTAGTAGTGTTAAAAGACCATCATTAGCCCATTCTTCAATAGGAGGTTTAAGATTGGCTTCCTTAACGAAATCACGTCTTGCAAATTGATGGCTTTCCCAAATGTAATCATCCCCTTGTTTAAATAGCACTCCACAGGCTGTAAAGTCCTTTATAAAAGAAAAGTCGATTGCGCCAATACAAGTTTTCCCTTTTAAATCGTCATAAGGAATAGGTCTATTAGTTGCTAAGATATCTTCCCATGAAGCAACCTTAACTGTGTTATCTTCCTGAGGAAGGTTCATCCTCTTAGCCATAAATTCAGGACGGCCGGATGGATCATCTTCTAAATCAAGATATTCGTCCATAATCGTATCGAACAACTCTTCTGCATATGGGCTTCTAGGCTTGCTAAACATTGGATTAGCCTTTTCCCACATTTCGGGATTGTCGACTTCTTCTTTGCTATCCATTTTGCAGATGAAGACGAAACGATTTTTACGCTTGCTGCCACCTCTAAGAATCTCTAAGCATTGCTCTATGAACTTATCAAAAAATCCACCACGGACATGACCGTTAGTGGAAATATAAATACGTCTTCTATGCTTTACTTTACCTAGACCAGAACTCAAAGTATTTATAAGTTTGGTATCTTCATAGATATGCCATTCGTCAAATATCAAACAACCAGGACGACCACCGTCTTTTGTGTCTGCATTAGATGTTCTAAACTTAAATTCAGAAAGTGTTGTTTTACCTACAATCTTTGTTTTCGTCCAAGAGAAGAATCGCTTCATCAAAGACTTATTCTTTTCCTTGACGTTATAAACTTCTTTTACAGATGTTTCCGCTTGGTCTTCACTGTTTGCCACAACATCAACGTTATATCCTTCAATGCCATGACCAGGACTAATAAAGTAATCGGATAGTCCAGAAATTAAACCATTCTTACCATTACCACGAGCAATGACAATAACGATATCTTTATAAAACAATTTGTCTCGTGATTTAAATTTGAGAAAAATAAAAGCAATGATAAACTTCTGAAATGGTTCCAAAGGGAAATACCACTTTTCAATAAAGTTTATACATTGCTCTATTTGTTCTTCATCAAAATAAATGTCGTCTCGAATGAGGACTTCTGTTTCCAGTTGCTTTACTAGATCAATACGCTCTTGGTTGAAAATAACTCGTCCACTTTTCCAAGCGCCTATATAATCATCCACATACTTTTGATGTATCAGTATAGATCACTGACTTCTGGTTCGTCATTATCCTTTTTAGGTATTTCTACTACTTCCATCTTTTCAAATTTAATCGAATTTTCAAGAGAAATGAGTGTTTTTGTGAGCTTATTTAATTCGTTTATTGCAGGATTTGTTTTAACAAATTCTTGACTTGCGTTTACTGTAGTAGTCAATACACCAGCCTTGTTTATTTCTGTCTGCAATTTTCTAATCTGCTTAACAATGCCTATATATCGCTTCACCTTGTCAACTTCTAACAGATCATCTTGATTGATTCGATTTAACATTTGTTTTTCCAAATCAGCTATTTTTACTATGCCACTCACAAAAACACCCCCCTTCTTTTTTCTACCCCCTAATATAACGACCATTTTTCAAAAAATTTTGGACGAAAGCCTCCCCTCTCCTCGGTGTCCCCAAGGTTAAAAAAAGGCAAAATTATTGACCGGGGGGTATTTGATGATAAATCACCTCAAAATAAGCATCACATTTTTTGCAAAAACATTCTGCTTTAATCTTTTCGTGTGCTATTCCTTTGTTTGTAATCGTGGCATTCATACTACAGATAGGACATTTTAAAACCATCTATCTCTACCACCTTTCATCATGCGCCCATTTGTTAACCTTCTTATTATTGAATCCCCGATAATATCTTCCATGCTTTTTGTTATGACAGTTAACACAAAGAGTTTCTAAGTTATCATCATCAAGGGCAAGCTCTGGATAATCTTCTAGCTCCTTGATATGGTCCACAACTAACATGATCTTTTTACGCTTGGCTTTCTCACTGTATTCGTTTGTATCAATAGTTACTCGACCATTACGTTTACATTCCTGGCATTCGAAAGTTATCGCGTTCTTTTATAACTTTTCTAAGTTTCTTCCAATATTGGCTGTCATAAAACTTTCTCTTTTGCTCTTTTGTTTTATATTCACCCGACACGAACGCACACCCCTTTCCAAAACAAAAAACGAAAGCCATTAAGATATGACCTTCGCCTTTTTATATTTATAAACATCCAGTTTTCCACCGTCATTTACATTGTGATAATCATTATTTAATACTTTATAAACAATGTTCTTAGCTACTTTCAAAACTTTAGATACTTTAATTGCACTGTAACCCATTGAATGTAAAGTCTTTATTAAAGAGTTTCTTTTCTTATATGACTTAGCGATAGCGTTATTTCTACATCTTTCATCATGTATTGTACTTTCTTCTTTCACTATCCTATAAGGTGTTACTGGATTGATGTTTAATTTATTTGCTATATCTTTAAAACTATATCCTTCTCTGTATAACCGCATGATATTCCTTTTGTTCCCCTTGCGATATATAACTTCTCTATTTTTAATATAATAATTATATTTCGGTAAAATAAAAGAAAATGAGTTGTTATCTTTAATATGTCTAACTTGATTGTAAGTAACATTTAATTGGTTACATATATTCTCAATACTAACATCATTGTATAGCATTGTTTTTATTTCAATTACTTGTTGTTCGGATATTTCACTTCTAGCCCAACACATTTGAATTAGATATGTTTCGTCTTGGCATAACTCTTTGCGAGTCTTTGACATTTTATTTAAGGTTTCTTGACTGAATGTTATTCTATCTCCGCCACTTTTTAGGTTGTAACCTTTATCTCTGTTCATTGTTTTGTATTTGTTGATATAGTAAACTTCTTTATTGTCTAATTCATCTATCTCACAATATTCAAGTATGCCAAACTCAAAATTGGAATCTCCGTATTTTTCAAATGCCTTTTGTAAATGCCAATTAACGTGACGATTAGCTTTTAAATCTCTTTTATGTTCTTTTCTTCTACCATCTATATCCTTTGTTTGTCCGATGTAGATTTTATTATTTACTTTGTTTTTTAAGTAGTAAATACCACTTTTCTTTTTGTTATCATATATGTTACTATTCACCTATCAGCAACTCCCTTATAGTTGTTGGTCACGCTCATGGATGTTGCAGCATCGCATGGGCATTTTTATTTTCTTCTACATATCTATTATACTATAAAACCCTTGATATTACTGCGTTCCATTCTCCACTGTCATAGAACTTACGCTTCTGTTCTTTTGTTTTGTATTCAGCCATTAAGCATCTATCCTATTCACATTCAGTACAAGCATAATGAACACTCGGTACTCCATCACCATACATCGTTGTCTTACTCATTGCTTTCCCACAATTAGGACATTTAGCTCTATCTATCTCATCCAGTTCATTTGCTAATGCTGCAGCATGTTTAGATATCACTCTAAGCTTTGCTGCTAGATTGTCTGTATCTGCTGTTACTTCAATCGCTAATGCCTTACTTTGTTTTGGTCTGTTATTCTTTTTATAAAGATTGTAATCAATGTGTCCTGGCATTCCATCATAAGGAGACGGCTTTACATAGTCATTACAAACAGGACATCTAATTCCATCCAAGCAAGTACCAACAATTCTTGCTCCACATTCTTTATTCATGCAATTCATTTGGATTTTTTTATTTCTTGCACTCTGAGTATCCATATCTTTCACCCGTCTTTCTCCAAAATAAAAAGACACCCAATTGGATGCCTTTTATTGATAAACTATTTAACTGTTTCTTTCATCAATACACTTTCTAAATGAGTAGTTAAATTTCCACATTCGTTACAATACACACCAATTGCAGGTATAAATGGTCCACTAAATTCCAATCCCTTTAAATGGTCTTGAGTCTGCAAGGTTATGTATCTGTCATAAACAGCAAAATTCATTGCTCCACATCGATTGCAAGGTGTTAAAGCACCTTTTTGCTCAACGGCTTTCTTTATCTTATTAATCATTTCTTCTGTAAACACTTGCACTTATCACACCTCCTTCCTCCTAATTATCAGAGAAAGGAAAAATAGGTACAAGCTACTATCGTTCGTCATTTACCGACAAAATATGATAAACAAATACAAACAAGAATAATTGCTAAACAAAGCATATACCATTCCCAAAGTAAAAGTTTCTTGAATACATCTATTGTGAAGCAAATAAATAGGCAAATTAGCGTTCCTAAAGCAAAGTTAATATAAATACTCATTTTCTTCTTATCGCTCCGTTATGGCGCTTATACGTGTCTCTGTTAGTACCCATCAATTCACGTAAATCATACTTAGATAATTTCTCTTTCCTAATCTTATTTAATTTCTCCTTGGTGTCAGTTCGTAGATGATTTTCAAGTTTCATAATCACCACATCCTATAATAGTGTTCAGACTTACAGAAATAGCCTAAATTTCGATTTTAAATAGTTTTATAGACAAATACCTTCAATAACAGAAAAACGCTCCTATGAGTCTAGGAACGATTGATATAATTATTAACATCTCCTTACGCTAATAGCTTAATAAAATTGGTTATCCGACTCGCTTAATCACCCCAGAGGAATAGCTAAGGATTAA